CCCACCGCCTGGTCCGGGCAGTGGCAGGCATCGGCAGGGAGCGGGTGGTTGCTCCGCTGAAACCTTAGCGGTTGCGTTTCCACCTGCGCAACCGTAGGGTGCGGTTTCGCATTCCGCATCTGATCCGCCGCATGTCCCGCACGCCCCGTTACATCACGACCCTGGTGCTCCCGCCCCACATGGCCGAGCACGTCAAGCGCCAGGCGGAGCAGCACGGGACCACGCAGGCCGCCTTCATCCGCCTTCTGGTCTACCGCGACATCGAGACCACCCAGGCCGCTGCTGCCAAGGCCGCACGGGCCGCGCGCGCAGCGGGCTGAGCCCATGCAGGACCTACTGAGGCAGCTGGATCAGCTGCCCGACGACTGGGGCCTCGTCGCCGTCGGGGCGAACAAACGCGCCTACATGGACGCCTGGCAGCGCACGCCGCTGAACAAAGCGCAGGTCGCCGCCGAGATCCGCGCCGGCAACGCCAAGGCCGTCGGCGTGCTCTGCGGCCCCCTCTCCGGCGGCCTGCTGTTCGTCGACCACGATGGCATCAGCGCCACTCAGCAGCTCGAGGCCCTGGGCCATCCGCTTCGCGAGCTGCCCAAATCGCCGTGCGTCACCTCCGGCAAGGACGGCCGGTTTCAGATCATCTACCGGGTGCCGCCTGAGTTCTGGCCAGCCATGCGGGGCCAGCGGGTCTTCAAGACCGGCAAGACCGACGGCGACGGCAAGGCCGAACAGTTGGACCTGCGATGGGCCGGCCATCAGTCGGTCGTCATCGGCGCTCACCCCGAGACCTCTGGCTACCGCTGGGTCAAGGACCGCAGCCCCGCCGAGCAGCCGGTTGCGGACGCTCCGATCGGGCTGATTGAGCTCCTGCTGCGCGAGCCCGAGCCCGAGCCGGCGCCACTGCTGCGGGTACGGCCCGCATCACCTCGACACGCCGATCCGCTGCCGCTGCTCGACTTCATCTGCCGCGACAGCCGCGAGCTGGTGGAGACCGGCGGCACGCCCGGCAGCTGGAACGACGATCAGCTCAAGCTGGCGCTCGATCTGGTCGGCACCGAGGAGTGGATCCAGCAGCAGGGCTACGACACCGACATCAGCGCCCGCGACGCCTTCGGCCAGCACATCGCCGCCGCTCGCGGAAAGTCCCGCGACTTCTCCGAGCGCAAGGCCTGGCATCGATTTGATGGCGCCCTGAAGCAGGACCCAAAGCCCAGCACGCCAGCCGCGAAGCTGCAGGACCGGCTGCGCTACCACACCCGCCTGCAGCGCGATCCGGTGCCGGCGCGGGGCGCTGCCGCTGTGCCGGTGCCGGCAGAGGAGAAGCCGGGGGCGCCGTCGCCGCCGATGATCGACAAGCTGTCGAAGATCGACACCCATGAGCTGCTGCTGATCCTCAGGCGGCAGGCGCAGGACGATCAGGCCATCCGCTGGAACACCTTCTCCGGCCAAATCGAGATCAACGGCGAGACCTACGGCAACGCCGAGCACTTCTATTTGGACCTCGCCGATCAGGGCTACAAGGTCGGCAAGGAGACCGCCCTCGATTGCCTGGTCAAGGTCGCCCGCGAGCATCCATACGACCCGGTGCGGATGTACCTGGAGCACGTCGCCGCCACCATCGAGCCGGTGTCCATCGACGCTCTGGCCAGCCTGTACCTCAGGCCCTGCGACCTGGCCCTGCCAGCGCCCAGCATCTACGACCACATGCTCAAGGCCACGCTGATCGGCGCCGTCCGCCGCGTCTTTGAGCCCGGCTGCAAGCACGACACCGCTTGCGTGCTCACCGGTGACCAAGGCGCCCGAAAGTCCTCATTCTGGTCCGTGCTGGGCGGGAAGTTCTACAGCGCCAGTCTTGGGGACATCAGCGACAAGGACGACCTGATGAAGCTGCACCGCTCCTGGATCATGGAGTGGGCCGAGCTGGATCACATCACCGGCCGCAAGCACGCCGGGCAGGTGAAGTCGTTCCTGTCCCAGGGGACCGACATGTTCCGCATCCCCTACGGCAAGGCCGTGGAGGAGTTCCCCAGGCGCGGCATCATCGTCGGCAGCACCAACCGGTCCACAGGCTTCCTGCAGGACGACACCGGCAATCGCCGCTTCTGGGTCATCCCCACCACCTGCAGCGAGGCCAACCCCATCGACACCGGCACCCTCGCCGCCGAGCGCGACGCCATCCTCTCGGCTGCGGTGCATGCCTACCGCGCCGGTGACCTGAACTACCTGCCGCCGGAGCTGGCGGCCGTGGTCAGCGAGGAGAACCAGGCATACCAGCTCGAGCATCCATGGGCGGCACCGATCCGCGAGTGGCTGGCGAAGCCCAAGACCCAGCTGGAGCCGATCACCACCGAGCGGGCGCTCAAGGAAGCCATCGAGCGGCCCACCGAGCGGCAGACCAGGGCCGATCAGATGGCGGTGGCGGACATCCTTAAGGCCGAAGGGCTCGGCAAACGCCGCATGCGGCACGACGGCGCTCTCCTCTGGGCGTGGGGCTGGCCGCAGGCCTGAGGCTGTTCCAAGCGTTCCAAGCTGCGTTCTGACCTGATCCGGGTTGGTTGGAACGCCGAGACCCGCCGTGACGCAGCGCGTCTGCTGACCTGTTCCTACCGTTCTAACCTCTTGATGATGATGATGATTAAAAGAGGGGAGGGGGGAACAGGGGGTACATCCGGAAGGTTTGAAAACGCACCCTGAGGTCGGAACCTTGGAACAGCAGCGCTGAAAACACAGTGCTGACGCGGTTTCTGGCTGTTCCATCGTCTGGGCGCCTAGTTGGAACACGGCGACCGACACCGAAACCTCTCCCGCCGGTTGCTGTTTCCGATCTGTGGCAAGCTATGGGCACTGCACCCCCGTCACCGCGTGCCCGCTGGCAGGCTTTCCACGCTGACCCCGGAGGTTGTGCAAACCGCCAGTGAGTTGGCGGCAGAAGGCATGCCGCTTGATTTCATCGCTGACGCGATTGGCGTGCATCGCAAGACTTGCCTTCGCTGGGTTCGCGAAGCCGAGCAACAAGGAGCCAGCGAACTCAAGATCCAATTTCGTTCCGCTGTGTTTACTGCGCACCGGAACACTGCAGCCGAACTGCTTAGCAGCATCAGGAAGTCAGCCAGTGATGGCAACGTCTGGGCAGCTACCTGGATGCTCACGCATCACCCGGCCTTCCGTGATCAGTTCAGCGACGCCGCCGCCGAACGCCGTGCAGTTGCTGCGGCGATGATGCCCGTCGCCAAGGCTCTCGCCACGCTGCCGCCAGAACAACGGCTGAGCCTGATCATGGCCATCGAGGCCGAAGGCGGAAGCATGCCCGAGGTTGACGATGGGCCTGGCAGCTGAACTGCTCTGCCGGATAAAGGCGCGGGCACAGCTGGAGTTAGCCCGCTCCGCTGGCCCCCAGCTCTGCGACGCCCTTGCGCTGCAGGCCCGCATCACCGCCGACCTGCACCCCGGTCAGGCGGCCTTCGTCCACGACCAGGCCACCGAGATCATTGGCGTCTCCGCCGGCTATGGCGCCGGCAAGACCCGGGCACTCTGCGCCAAGGCCGTCAGCCTCGCGCTGGCCAATCAGGGCTTCCTCGGCTGCGTCATGGAGCCCACAGGCCCGCTGATCCGGGACATCTGGCAGAACGACTTCGAGGCCTTCCTGGAGGGCTACGACATCCCCTACAGCTTCCGGGCCTCGCCGCTGCCGGAGTACGTCCTACACCTGCCTGGAGGCGACACGAAGATCCTGTGTCGGTCCTTTGAAAACTGGACCCGGATCATTGGCCTGAACCTCGCCTGGGTGCTGGCTGATGAGATTGACACCGTGACGCCGACGATCGCCAACAAGGCCTTCCCGAAGATCCTTGGCCGCCTGCGCTCCGGCAACGTGCGCCAGTTCGGCGCTGCCAGCACGCCGGAGGGCTTCCGGTGGATGTGGCAGACCTTCGGCTCAGAGGATGCGCAGCAGCGCCAGGATCGCCGGCTGATCCGCATGCGCACCGCCGACAACCCGCACCTGCCGCCGGACTTCATCGAGCGCCTGCAGGCCAACTACGACCCCAGCCTGCTGCGGGCCTACCTGGAGGGGGAGTTCGTCAACCTCACCACCGGCCAGGTCTACGACCGCTTCAGCCGTGAGCACCACGTCAAGGCGATCGACTGGGACCCGCTGGACAACGAAACCCTGCTGCTGGGCGTGGACTTCAACGTCGGCAACATGAGCGGCGTGGTGGCCGTCCGCCGTGGCCGCGAGCTGCACGTCATCGACGAGGTGGCCGGCGCCCACGACACCGACGCCCTCGGCCAAGAGGTGCGCCGCCGGTATCCCGACGCTCGGATCCTGGGCTACCCAGACGCCTCCGGCACCGCTCGCAGCACCAACAGCAGCCGCAGTGACGTGGCGATCCTGGAGAGCTACGACATCAGCAACCAGGCGCCGAAGGCCAACCCGCCGGTGCGCGATCGGGTGGCAGCGGTGCAGGCCATGCTGGAGAACGGCCAGGGAGAGCGCCGGCTGTTCATCGACCCGCGCTGCAAGCGGCTCATCGAGTGCCTGGAGCTGCAGAGCTACGACGAGGAAGGGACACCTAGCAAGGACACCGGCTACGACCACATGAACGACGCCCTCGGCTACATCGTGCACCGCACCTTTGAGGTGGGCCGCGCCATCACCGGCAAGGCCGTGCGTGGGGTCCGCCTGTACTGATCGGCAACCTACGGCCTCAGCCCCGTAGCCATGGCCCGTACCTATCGCCGTGATGCTCGCGGTCGCTTTACCGGCGGTGGAGGCTCCAACGGTGGACGCGCGCCAGCCAAGTCATCCAGGCCGCGTAAGCCTCGCGGCCTGATCCCGCAGCGACGCGCCGTGGCACGCGGCAAGGCCAAGCTCGCTGCCAAACAGGCCGATCCCACTGCCAGCAGCAGGTCTAAGGCTGCGCAGAAGGGTGCGCTGACGAAGGCTAAGAACAAGCTCACTGCTGCCAAGCAGTCCGGCCGCATGCGCCTGCAGCCTGCCGCTCAACTCGGCGTGCTCAGGCCCGGACGTGGTGGGGCCAGGCCGGCGCGTGGGGCGAGCAACAACATCCGGCCGGTGTCGGCGCGACTGCAGGCAGCACGGCAGATCAGCCTGAGCCCAAAGCAGTGGCTTGCGCAGGAGGACCGCAATGCAGCGAAGTACGGCAACAAGCCGAAGCCGAATCTCAAGCCGCGCAAGTCAGCAGCAGGCCCGCCGCGCAATGGTCGCGTGCCCTATAAGCCGCAGACGGCGCAGGGGCTGGCGGACTCCATTGATCGCTTCAAGCGACGGCGCTCCAAGCGGGCCGCCAACAACATCCTCCCCGGGCCGCGTCGGAGGCGTCGTTGATTCATGGCCCGCTCCTATACCAGAGACTCGCGTGGCCGCTTCGCCTCCAGCGCCGGCAGGGTGAGCACAGGCGCCGCGACGCGTGGTTGATCGCAACTGAGCTTTTATGGGATTCGCAAGGATGGCGTGATCCTGCAAAAGCTGATCAGGTCCAATCGCGAAAATCCATTTAAACCCTACGGGCCGGGGTCGGCGGATCACAACCTGAATGCTGCCGGAAACTGGCTGGCTAGGCGCAATCAACCGTCGATGCTATTTCGCGGTAATCCCAACACCTACGCAGTGGCAAATGTTGGAGCTCGCGGTGTTGCTCTGAATCGCAGCGCAGACTTCTGGGCATCGCCAAAGGCCTGGCAAGCCAAGCACTATAACGAGCGCTGGTTTTCAACCCGATCTCCAGTGGGGTTGCTTCACCATGAGATCGGCCACACCAAGGACCAGTCGAGCAGTCGACGGCGGGGCCGTGACGCATGGGGCGCATTGCTGCCTGGCGTGAAAATGCCACGGCAACTGCGTAACCGCATCGCCAGCATCGGCAACCGCGTCAGCGGCTATGCCGGTACATCGCCCATGGAGTTCATCGCTGAAACCTATGCGGGCCTGCGGACCGGCCATCGTTATGACCGGCAGGTGATGGCTCTTTACCGGGACCTGCAAGGTCCTGGTGGGCGAGCACGACGGGTCCGCTCCCGCCGCCGCCGGCCCGGCAACATCCCATGAAATACAAAATCCACCATGCCAACCCCAACCCGCACCAACTCCACCGGCACCATCCGCCACACCGGCACCCGCATCCGGCTCACGCCTAAGCCTGTGCCCGGCATCATCCGCCTCGCTGGGCAACCTACGGAACAGACCAGTGAGCCATGCAACCCGGCGAAACCCTGATCCTTGCCGGCAACGGTGACACCCGTTTCGCCAGATTCCAGCCGCTGGCGATGGGGAATGGCGCCGCCTCCGGTGGGTTCCGCAGCCTCAAGGTCTACGAGCCAGGCATCAGCTGGGCCAGGCAGGAACCCCGCTGGCGGCTGATCGAGCAGCTCACGCTCGGCACGCTCGGGATGCAGCAGGCCGGCCGCAGCTACCTGCCGCAGGAGCCTCGTGAGGATGACGAGGCCTACGCGGCCCGCCTGGCACGCAGCATCTGCCCCCCGTACTACCTGCGGCTGGAGCAGATGCTGGCCGGGATGCTCACGCGCAAGCCCATCAGGCTGGACAACGTGCCGGATGAGATGGTGCAACAGCTCTATGACGTGGACCTGACGGGCTCAGGCCTCGACGTGTTCCTGCAGCATCTGGCCCGCCTGTGCATCCGCTACGGCCACGTCGGCGTGCTGGTGGACTTCCCGCGCGGCGACGAGGGCGACGCCAGCCCGGTGACGGACTTCTCCCGCCCCTACTGGGTGCCCTATGCCCCGCGCGACATCCTCGGCTGGCGCACCGACGTGGTGGGCGGCACGCAGAAGCTCACGATGTTGCGCCTGCGCGAGACGCTCACCGTCCCGTATGGCGAGTGGGGTGAGGAGCTCGTCGAACAGGTCCGGGTGCTGGAGCCTGGCAAGTTCCGCGTCTACCGCTTGCAGGCCAGCAAGTCCCGCGATTGGGAGCTGATCTCAGAGGGCACCACGACGATGGACGAGATCCCCTTCGCCATCGCCTACAGCAACCGCAGCGCCACCCTGGAGTCCACCCCGCCGCTGGAGGAGGTCGCGTGGCTGAACCTGCAGGCCTACCAGTGCGAGAGCGACCAGGGGAACCTGCTGCACGTGGCAGCGGTGCCCCGCTACAACCTGTTCGGCGTGCCGGCGGAGGTGGAGGAGCTGAGCGCCGGGCCGAATGCCGCCACGGCGTTCCCGTCCGATGCCCGCGCTGAGTTCACCGAGCCCACCGGCACCAGCTACGAAGCCCGCTTCAAGCAACTCGACCGCATCCGCGACCAGATCGCAGAGCTGGGCCTGGCGGCGGTGCTGGGTCAGAACATGACCAACCAGGCCGCCGAGGCGAAGGCCATCGACCGCAGCCAGGGTGACGCAGCCTTGCAGGCGGTCGCCATCGGCCTGCAAGACCTAGTGGATCAGTGCCTGTCCTTCCACGCCGCCTACCTGGGTCTGCCCGATGGCGGCAGCAGCGCCGTCAACCGGGACTTCGTGTCGGCACGGCTGGACCCTGCGGACGTGCAGCAGCTGATCCAGCTGCGGCTCAACAACGAGATCAGCCAAGAGACCCTGCTGACCCGCTTGGCGGAAGGTGAGTGGCTGGGCTCCGACTTCGACATCGAGGCCGAGCTTGAGCAGACCATGCAGGCCAAGGCCGAGGGCCTGCAGATGCAGCAGGATCAGCTGGCGGCAAGCGTGGCAAGTCTGCCGGGCGCCTAGTCCAGCTCCTCGCCTTCCTCCTCCCCTTCGTCGTCGCTGTCCCCCACTGCAGCGGCGACGAGTTCACCTTCGATCAGCCGCACCACGCCGATCAGCTCAAAGGTGGTCAGCTCATCATCCAGCTGCAGTTGATCGTCAATGGTGTCGCGGATGGCCTGGTAGAGGGTCTCGGCAGACATGGGCATTGGGTGGGGCGCCATAGGTTCCCGGCAACCTCCCGTGTCCCCTGACCCTGTGGGTCCATGTCCGACGACCTCGCTCCGGTGGAGCAGGCAGAAGCCCCCACCGCTGACCCGTCCGCGCTGACCGCTGAGATCGAAGCGCTGCGGCGGAAGAACTCCGAACTCCTCACTGAGAAGAAACGGCTCGCCAAGGTGGAACGCACCCTGGCCGAACTGCCCGAAGGCACCGACGTGCGCGAGCTGCTGAGCTTCAAGCAGCAGACCGAGCAGCAGAAGCTGGAGGCTGAAGGCAATTACCAACAGGCCCGGCAGCAGCTGGAACAGCAGTTCCGCGACCGAGAAGCCACCCTCCAGGCCCGCATCGACACCCTCGAAGCAGAGGTGCGAGAGCTGCGCATCGTGGGCCCGGCCGTTGCTGCCCTGGCGGATGCGGTGCATGACCCCGATGAAGTGGTGAAGCTGAAGCTGAAGCCCGAACAGATCGATCGCGAGGCCGATGGCACCGTGGTGGTCGTCGATGGCTACACCCGCACGCCCATCCTCGACTGGGCGCGGGCCAGCCTGCCCCAGTACCGGCTCAAGGCACCAAAGCCCAGCGGCTCAGGTGCACCGGTGGGCCGTAGCGGCGGGGGCGACATTCCGGCGGGTGTGGTCAACCCATTCGCGCCGGAATCCTTCAACCTCACCGAACAGGCCCGGCTGTTCCGCACTGATCCGGAGCTGTATCAGAAGCTGAAAGCTGCAGCCCGGTGAAGTCGTGGCAAACTGAAACCAAAGGGGAAGCTGTGCCGACCCATTGGCCTGTGGCCGCACTGTCAACCTGAACCCATAGCAGGATGTCTTTCCTCTACAGGGCGGATACGAAGATCTACGATCCGTTCTCGAACTACATCGACGAGCAATCCACGCTGCGGTCGAAGTTCCTGGCCACCGGCCTGGTCAGCAACAACCCGATCATTGCCCAGAACGTCACCAAGGGCGACAAGTTCAAGATTCCCAACTGGCAGCCCAACCTGGGCGGCTCGATCCAGATCCCGGCTGAGGGCGTGCCCTTGAGCGTCAACAAGCTGGGCAGCGCCGAGCAGGTCGGCGTGATCTTCCACCGCGCCAACGTCTGGGGCTCCAGCGAGCTGGCCAAGCTGGCGGTGGGCTCGGAGAACGACCCCATGGCCGCCATCGGTCGCCGGGTGTCGGACTACGTGCTGAACGCTCAGCAGGCTGACCTTCTGGCGGTCCTGTCCGGCGTGTTCGGTGCCCTCGGCTCCAGCAACTCCGGCGCCGCCTTCGAGACCATGTGCGTGGATGCCGGCGGATCGGGTGAAACCGACCTGTCGCCCCGCCACCTGGTCCTGGCTGACGCCATCCTGGGCGAGGACGCCGACACCTTCGGCGCCATGGTCATTCACCCCGACCTGTACGCCTACCTGCGCGTGCGGGAGATGGTGAACTACGTCTCCGCCAAGGAACTGCCCGGCATCACCGCCAGCACCATCGCCGCCGGCAGCATCACTGGCAGTAATGCAGTGCCCGGCGACTACTCCAACGCCTTCGGCACCAGCGGTCAGGTCCCGATGTTCGGCAGCAAGGCCGTCATCGTCTCTGACAACGCCCCCCGGACCGGCTCCGCCGGCTCCTACAAGTACGGGGTGTACGTGTTCAAGCAGGGCGCGATTGGCCAGGCCTTCCAGGCCCCCGTCCGCACCGAGTCGGACCGCGACATCCTCACCAGCGGTGGCGAGGACGTGCTCAAGGTGCAGTGGGACATGTGCTACCACCCGCTGGGCGCCAGCTGGGCCGGTGGTGTCAACCCCAGCGCCACAGACCTGGCGACGGCGGCCAACTGGACCAAGGTCTTCGACAAGAAGAACCTCGGTGTGGCCCGCGTCACCTGCACCTGCCCCTACTACGTCTGAGGTTGAGCGATGAAGTTTCACCTTGATTCGCCCAACTTCGGGCAGATGAGCTCCACGCGCGTCGTTCTGGACGCCAGCAACGCCGACACCACCCTGACGGCGGCTCAGTCGGTGGAGGCTGTGGTCACCATGACCCCGGCCTCCAGTGACAAGACGATCACCACCGCCACCGCTGCCGCCATCGTGGCCCAGCTGGGCGACGGTGCCCGGGTCGGCTCGACCTTTGAGCTGACCATCGTCAATGCGGCCAGCGCCACCCGTGCCATCACCTTCGCAGGTGGCTCTGGCGTCACCATCGGCGGCGCCGCTGCTGCAGCGACCGTTGCGGCAGCCACCTCGGCCACCTATGTGGGCCGGGTGACGGCGATCGGCACCCCGGCGGTCACCTTCTACCGCAAGGGTGGCTGATGGGGCTGTTCGCCAATCGCTGGCGAGCACTGCGGGAGGCTGCCTCTTCGGAGGTGGCCTCTTCGCCTGTGCAGGAGCCAGAGCCTGAACCAGTGCGCCCCCGTCGCGCCGGCAAGCTACGCAACATCGTGCTGCAGCAGGAATGAGCGACTACTTTCCCGAGTTCTCCAACTTCCGCTACATCAGCGGCACCACGGCGGTGGATGGCCGGTTCGTTGCGCTCCGGGCCCTGGAGGCGACCGTGCTGGACGGTGCGACGGTGTGCCGCAGCAGCCCCGACAGCCAAGCCAGCATGCCAATCCCGGCCGGGACGATGATCACCGGCCTGTGGACCACGGTGAAGCTCACGTCCGGCAAGGTGCTGGCTTACAGCAGCTGAGGTGGAACCTGACCTCTCGTTGCAGGTCGAGCAGTTCCTGCGCAATGCCCTGCGCCAGCGGAAGCTGGAGGACCGGCTAGTCCGCCAGGCGCTGCGGGATCTGCGGCTGACGCTGGCCGGCATCGAGCGGGTGATTGGCGGCAGCGGTGTTCTGGCGGTGGGGCCTGCTCGAGAAGAGAACATCCGGCGACTTGTCGCGGCCGTGGCCCGCAGCGTGCAGGAGAGTTTCAGCGGCCCGCAGCTGGCGGCGCTCGAGGAAGCCCTGACGCCATTCGTGCAGGCGCAGCTGGACTTTGCCCGCCAGATGGTGCAGCGGGCCGGCGGGAACCTCACGGCCGAAGGTACGGTGCAGCTCACGCCGCTGCAGGCCTCGCGGCTGGTCAATCAGCAAGTCGTCGCCGGCAAAACCATGGAGGCGCAACTGACCACGGTCCTGCCGGCGGCGGTGGCCGATCGCGTTGAGCGATTCATTCGCCTCGGGCTCAGCGACGTGGGCGGCGAGACGTTCGCCACCTATCAGGACGCGGTGGTGCGGATCACGGAGAACAACGTCGAAGCGATCATCCGCACCGGCACCCATGAGGCCGGCAGCGCAGCGCAGCAGCTGATCTACCAGTTCGAGACCGACCCCGATTGGCTCGGCGCCGAGGGCCTGGTCTGGACGGCAGTCCTTGACTCGCGGACCTGCCCGGTGTGTCTGAAGCTCGACGGGAAGCGGTTTCCGCCGGACTACCAGAAGGTGAGCCCTCACGCTCAGTGCCGCTGCTACCTGGTGCCGTGGAAGTGGCGCAACCAGGACATGACTGATCCGAGCGGCCAGAAGGTGCCGCCGAAGCGGCCGGCCGATGGCGACGGTGCAGAGCAGGCGCTGAGTTTTAAGGTGGCCGCCAAGACCTGGGTGAAGCAGAACCCCGAGAC